TGACGATGTCAGCAAAGCCCCAACATTGGAACCGCTCACACCGAGCGACATGGACAAGCAGTTCGAGATTTTGAACAAGGCGATTCAGCAGGAGATATTTATCTCGCACCGTGTGGTCAACCCGATGCTGTTCGGCGTGAAGACCGAAGGGCAACTTGGAGGCAGGCAGGAATTGGTTGAGGCTTACGAGTTATTTAAGGCAACGTATGTGAACGACCGTGTCCGCAAGGTGGAGCGCATGATAAACTACCTCGGTTCGTTCAATGGCGTGGAGGGGATGGAGTTGATTCCGGTTGAGCCGATTACGGAGCGACTATCCGAGCAAGCCCTGCTGACCATCATGACCCCGGAAGAACTGCGTGAGAAGGCAGGCTTGCCACCACTAGAAAAACAACCCGCTGACGTGGTCGGGCCGAATCCGCAACCTGACGAGCAACCGCAAGCCCCTGCGCAGTTGAGCAACGACAACATCAAGAAGCTATCGGGCAGGGAGTACCAGAACCTCATGCGGATTGTGCGGCACTACGCACAGGACAAAATCACCTTGGAGATGGCTCGCACGATGTTGTCCGCTGGATTTGGATTGAGTGCAGAAGAAGTCAACACCCTGCTTGGCGTGCAAGAGCAGAAGTTCAGCAATCCTAACGAACCTTGGTGGGGTGAGGAAGATGATGAATCAGACCTCGGTTGGGGCGATGAGGAGTTCAAGGTTTTGGAGGTGGTTGCCAGCAAGTTCGGAAGCAATGCCGATGAGTATGTTGTCATGAACAGCAGGCCAATTCGATTTGATTCCGACTTGGACACCCAAGTGCGTCAAGCCTTTGCCGAACTTGGCGAGGAAGAAAAGGAACTGGATGCAAAGATTGAAGCCTACCGCAAGAAGAACAGGGATGCCTCCGTTGAGGAAATGGCCAAGGAATTCGGAGTGAGCAAGGCGAAGGTCGCCAAGCGTGTGGCCTACCTGATGAACAAAGACCGCTATCCCATCGCAAGGGCCGTGGACACCATCGCCAAGGAAGGCGCAAAGCCAACGGACGAACCTGTGCTTGAAGTGCGGTACAAATACGCATGGGCCGCAGGATTCAGCAATGCCGACAAGAGCAGCAGCCGTGAGTTCTGCAAGGTGATGCTGGACTTGGCTGACCAAGGCAAGGTGTACACTCGTGCCGATATTGACGGCATCTCTTCCATCATGGGCTACTCCGTATGGAATCGCAGGGGTGGTTGGTACCACATGAAGAATGGCGTAAACCGTCCGCAATGCCGCCATGTGTGGGAGCAGCAAATCGTCATCCGTAAAGGCAACAAAATCAGCAAAGCATGAAGGCACTATTCATAAGCGAGCAAACGCTCTTGGACAATTCGGTAATTAACGAAAACGTCAGCTTTACGCAGATACGGCCTACCATCGTAAAGGTTCAGGAAATGCGGATTCAGCCAATCGTTGGGTCTGCCCTGTACAGCGAATTGGTGGGGCAGGTGGTCAGCGGCACAACTACGGCCTTGAACAACACGCTCTTGGAGGACTACATCCAGCCTGCGATGGTGCAATGGTTGTACTATGAACTCCCGATGGTTCTTGCGTTTAAGTACATGAACAAGGGCATGGTTCGGCGTACAAGCGAGGAATCTTCGCAGATGAGCATGGACGAGATTACCCGGCTGACGGACAAGGTGAAGAACGATGCGGAGTGGTACTCGGAACGCATCACCCGCTACCTGATGGAGAATCGCAGCGATTACCCGCTGTTCAACTCACCTCCATCGGCCATTGACACCATCTACCCCAACGGAACCAATTACAACACAGGCATGGCTCTTGACGCAAGAACCCTGCGCCGTGGTGCTGGCCTCGACCGACCTTGGCCGTATGGCTACGACCCCTACTGCAACAACTGCTAAACTCTATGGGAGCGCACTCTAAAAACATTTTGAAACTACAAGCCTATGTCTTGGATAAAAATAAAGCAAGCCTTGCTGACGCTGGCAAACTCGCACCCGCAGGTGAATTCGTTCGGAACGGGCGACCCGCTGGCAATCGGGACGGACAACACGATAAACCTGCGAACACCCAGCCGTGAGCGCATCGTCTATCCGTTGGTGTTTGCGGACGTTCAGTCAGCGACTACGGACTTGGGTTCTTTGGCTCTTGTGGTCGGTGTCTATTTCAGCGACCGAGTGGAATCCATTGCCTCGATGGGCGGAGTGGTTTCAGGCAGTCCAACGCTGGGCTGGCAGGATAACGAGGACGAGGTTTTAAGCGACCAGTTACAAATCGCTCAGGACTTCATTTCAGCCCTTACAAACGACCCAACGCAAGAATGGACGCTAAGTACCTCCGTGTCGCTTACAAGGTTTGTAGAGAGCCGAGATGACCGCACAGCGGGATGGGTGGCTACGCTACAGTTCCAAATACCCTACAGCCACTCCGTTTGTGAAATTCCTTCTTAATTTACATTTACTGTAAACAACCCAAGCAATGCCTACTCCAATTCTCCAACAAATGCTCGGCCAAGGTGGTTCGATGCAATTCATTGACGCAGCCGTAAGCGGTGCAAACTTCGACTTCATCGTGGTCAACGCTGCTGCAACCTTTACGACTTTAACAGGTACAGGCGGTGAGAACCTGCTGACTGCCTACTCCATGAGCGGCAAGTCCGTTTCCGCTGGCATCGTCATCAGCGGAAGGAATGGCGGTAAGATTACTGCCGTTACTCCATCCGTGGGAAGCGTCATCGGTTACACGTTCCTCTAAGCCATGCTGATAGGCTACGGCTACGGCTACCCAACGAATATGCTGCAAGGCGGTCTTGCTGCGGCGGCATGGGCTGCGTTCAACACCCGTGCTGATGCGGACGGTGCTGCAACAGCAGAGGCGGCAGTCAGCGGTTGCCTTTACGGGCGTTTTGCGGTGATATACAATTTCTAACGATGCCAAGTCCATCCCTATTAATCGTACCCGCTCGCTTCAAGTCGGGCAAGCTTTACTCCCAAGTTCCCACATCGGGAACAGGCGATTTCACGGTAACCCGTGCGACTGCGGCAACCCGTGTGAATGCAAGCGGACTAATCGAATCCGTGGCTTCGGGGATACCGAGGTTGGACTACTTCGCCAGCGGTGGGGTGGTCGGGTGTCCTGCGTTGCTTGTGGAGCCGAGTGCGCAGAATTTGGCGTTTAATAGCGCTGACTTTACCGTTTCGGGAACTTGGACATCGGGGGCAAATACAATCAGCGCAAATGTCACGGCAACACTTGACCCTGCGGGTACAAACACTGCCGACAAAATTATTCCAACGGCAGTAAGTACGACGCACTTTATTTCAAACTCTCAAAGCATTGCATTTACTTCGGGTACAACCTACACGGTTTCCGTATTCGCAAAAGCTGGTGGATATGATTTTTTGAGAATCGCATTTAGCACCGAAGTGATGCCATCGAGTAACCGTGGGGCATCGTTTAATCTTACGAGTGGAACAGTTGGCGACACTCAATCAGGAGTAACTGCAAGAATAGAAAATTACGGCAATGGTTGGTATCGTTGCTCTATTTCAAGAGCCGCAACGGTATCAATAACTCCATCGAATCCATTCTTTATTAATTCGCAAAACAGTGATTCTGCGACTTCCGTGACATTCACAGGCGATGGAACAAGTGGTGCATTTCTATATGGCGCACAACTCGAAACAGGCTCCGTAGCCACCTCCTACATCCCCACAACCACCGCAGCAGTCACCCGCAATACTGACTTGATTTTCACAAGCGGAGCGGTCAGCGGTGCGATAGGGCAGACGGAGGGAACGATTTATGCGGAGGTGGATGTGAGGAATTTTACTGTAAACTCAAGGATTATCTCAATAAGTGACGGAACGCAAAGCAATAGAATCACAACGCTCTTTGTCGCAACAAACGCAATCAGGATGCTGGCAACTGTTACTGGTTCAACTCAAGCGTCTATCACAAGCGCCACGCAATCTGCAGGAATTTTCAAGATAGCTATAGGTTATGCCCTTAATGATTATGCGCTCTATATTAATGGAGTGCAAATTGGCACAGATACCTTAGCGTCAGTTCCAGCCTGTAATGTAGTGGTATTGGGAAGCGTTGATTCTTTATCAAGTGGTAATGCATTCAACGACCGCATCCGTGCCGCCGCCCTCTACACCACTCGCTTAACCAACGACCAACTCGCCGCCCTCACCACGCCGTAATGCCGACCTTCCGCAAATACGAGTTCGCCACTTACGCTGACTTTCGCACGATTCACGATGCGGAGGCAGAGCCGAATACCTGCGTAGAATTGGGCCATGTGAACCCCGACAACGCCAAAGCGTACTGCGTGGACATCCTTTGGGAAGGCGCAGAGCCAACGTATTGGGTGCGCAATCAGGTGTGGCCCAAGCCCTGCGGTGTGCATTCCTTCCTCGGTTGGGATGCGCAATACGAAGCAGATTACCAAGAATTTGCAACACCCCTCAAATAAAAACATTTCCCCTTATGCGACTATTCCGCAAGCGTAACCCCAACAACCCCAATCTCATGCAGTCAGCAATCATCGCACTCCTTCGCCACTTACTCACCTTCATCGGCGGAACCCTCGTAGCCAAAGGTATCCTTGACGCAACGGCCCTCACCGAAATCATCGGCGCAATCATCAGCATCGTTTCCGTCAGCTGGATGGCCGTTAGCAAGTACAACGCCCCTGCCGAACCCAAGGCGTGAACCTAATCGAAACCACCATCATCGGCACGGTCAGCGCAATCGTTGGCGGTGCTGTGGCTTGGCTTACACGTGGCAAGTTCCAAGCGGATAGCCTCCAAGTCAAGCAAGCCCAAGCGGTGCTGGCTATGTGGCAGCAGACGGCGGAGGCGCAGCAGAAGGAATTGGCGCAACTAAGGAATGAAATCGTAGCTTTGCGAGAGCGGATAGAGTGTTTGGAGAACACAATCCAAGTGCTTGAAGCCGAGAACGCAACCCTACGTCAAGCCTGATGCTCCTACCACTTACCAAGCATTCCCGCAACATCCACGACCTTTCCTGCCAATCGGGGCAGGAGTTCCTTCTAATTAGCGACCTGCACTGGGATAATCCCCATTGCGATAGGACGCTACTCGCCAACCATCTTAAGGAGGCACAACGCCGCAATGCAGGGGTCATCGTCAACGGTGACTTTTTTTGTTTGATGCAGGGCAAGGGCGACCCAAGGCGGAGCAAGGAGGACATCCGCCCCGAACACAACAATGCCCGCTATTTGGATAGCATCGTCAACACGGCGGTGGAATGGTTCAGCCCATACGCCAAGAACCTGCTCCTGCTCGGTTATGGGAATCACGAAACGAGCATAATCCATCACCAAGAAACCGACATCCTGCAACGCTTTGCCAGCACCTTGAACTACGCCACAGGGTCAGCAGTCGAGGTCGGTGGCTACGGCGGTACGCTGGACATCCGAGTGATGCACGACCATCTGCGAGGTGTGAACTTCGTGTGCCACTACTACCACGGTGCAGGAGGTGGCGGCCCAGTTACCAAGGGCGTTATCCAAGACCAACGCCTACTTGCAGCCACCGAAGGCTATGACCTCACATGGATGGGCCACGTTCACGAACTATACTACCATCAAAACATCATCCACCGCTATGACCGCCAAACCAAAACGCTCCTGCAGAAACCTGTTCACCAACTTCGCACTGCGACGTACAAAGAAGAATGGGATGGCGGGTACATGGGCTTTCACACTGAACGAGGCCGAGGCCCGAAGCCTCTTGGTGGATATTGGATGAAGCTGGAAACGAGCAGGAACGGCGGCAAGGAGAACCGAGGCCCAGAGGTGCAGTTGCACGCCACGTTCACCCCTGCGGATAGGTTGTACTAACCCCTCGATTT